TCCTTTCCCCTCCACTACATGCAGACTTACGCCGGAACAACAACCTTCGGGTCAGCAACAGTTGCTACGTAATTTCTCCAAATGTCAGCAGCAACCGCCTTCTTATGCCCAAGAGCAATAGTAGTATCTACATCTGAGAAATAGTTTTCGATAACCATATTCTTTAGAGTGCCACCATCAAGATTGACTCTCCAGCCACCTTCTACAGCGAAAACGGCTGCGAATACGTTACCCATAATCAAACTGCTATTGCAAGCAACAATAATGTCACCGACATTACCCCTACCAAACCGATTATTGAGAATCTTAAGGTAGGTCGGAGCAGCAATACCACCATCAGCAGTATTACGAATTGCAGTTCCAGTTCCAAGAGCTTCAAACTCATTACCTTCAATGTGAATACGCTTACATTCACCCACATTGATACCACAACCTGCCGCACCACCAGTAGAGAAGTAACAATCAAGAACTTTACCGTGAGAACCATCAGGAATAGTAGCAGTTTCCTGACGACGGAATCTAATACAATCCAATCCAGCCGGAGGTGCAAACTGGATATTCTGGAAAGTCCAACCCTGTTCGATTACATCAATCAGAGACTTACCAGCAACAACAGTAGCAGGTGACAACCATGATGCACCACCACCTGTAGGAACGCCACCATTAGTAGCCTGTCGAGGCTGATTAGCAGCACCAAGAACAGTAACATCATAGACACCAACAGGTGTCATAGCCTGTTCTTTCAATACTCCAGAGAAATGAATCAAATCTCTACTACGAAGATTTGGTGCAAGTGCAGTAAAGGTTTCAAAACTTCCTCGCGGTCCACCACCCTGCGGAAACAAATACCAAACCTTGTTGATAACACCATAATCCTGTAGAATAGCGCGACGATTTTCTTCTCGAAAATTACGCCAATAACCTTCAAAACTCATAACTTTTCTCCAGTCAAAAGACCAGCGTTAAACGCTAAAGAATTATGTGCGTGATTATCGGTATACGCACCCCACCATCCTAACAGTTAAACCACCGCCGCAGGCCACCAATAGTTAGAAATAGGGTCATAACACATCAAGATTGGCCTATTAACAATAGGCTGATAGCCAACCTTAATAGGATACAAAGCCCCATTAGTAAGCATCGCACCCGGAGCAGCATGAGTGAAACAAAGAATTACTTCACAGTATGCCCCAACAGTAGGTGGAACAATATTCGCAACCTGAACCTGGTCAGTTACGAATACAAACCTACCAGTAGGAGTCAATGTGAGTGCCGACGCCAAAGTAACAGGCTTTGGCTGAGTCGGACTGTGAATAACACCGAAGTCAGCAGAATTAAGAGTTGACATTGTATTTTCCTTTTCCTTAATTCTTGTTAGTAACCAGTAGGAACTGCCAACGCATCAATATAGGCACAAGCAGCAGGGTTTGAAACAAACGTCTGCATACCCACAACCATATAGAAGATATCAGCAGTAGCCACACCACCAGAAGGACCACGAATTTCGAAAATCCTACGACCATCGGTTGTATAGAAACCAATGGGTAGAATTTCTCCACGGCCCCACACTTCATCAACGATAAAGTCAATTCTAGTCTTATCCCAGTTAAATGAATCCTTAAGAGAAGCACCAGCCATCTGCATACCATCACCAAAATACATATTCAGCCCTTCTTCCTTGGGCATCTTATGGATAATGGAGACAAGCTGACCGATTTCCTCATAAGCCTGTTTCTGACAAGGATGGAGCCATGCAGTAGGCTTGAAAGTATTATCAAGTCCCACACGGTTTCCAATCTTATTCATCGCAAGTCTTGGCAGAGGAAGTGTCAATGCAGCATTCAAACCATTAACACGGTTGGCGCGAATTTCAGGCGTAGCACTACGACTAAAACCCATCCATGTTCCTGTTGAAGCATTAGAGTGATGATACGGCACACCATACAGCGCAGGAAGTGCTGTAGGATTAGCAATACCATTAGTAACCAGCTTATCCGTAGCAGCCGCAGCAGCTACAGCCGGTGTAACGTCGATACTCTTATTCTCAACATCCCACTTGGTAATAACACCACTACCACGCAGGACAGCAAGAGTAGTATCGAATACCTGAACAGTCTGACCATAACGCATCAAACGTGCGCCAAAACCATCTGTTCCAAGTGTATAGGTATCAACACCACCAGCAGTAGAAACCGCAGAGATGACACCAATAACACCATCACCAGACTGCATCATCTGAGCGTCCAACTGTCGGCGCAACTCATCAAGTGCAGTAGCCGTAAGTCTGCGAACTCCATTAGTTACAGCCTTACGCTCATCATCCGTAGACCATTCAGTGAGCTTAGTATATTCGATATTCTCGCTAACGAATACACTAGTAAGAACAGCCTTATCGAATGTCGGACCACCACCCCGTCCCAAATCTCCACCATCAGCATTAAAATACTGAAAGCTTCCACCAGGACGTAGTTCCAACGGAACGCGCATCTGCCTGTTAGAGATTTTTTCTACGTCGCGCTTCTTAATATTGGCGTAGAACTTATCATCTCGCTCAAACAGGACGCGAATCTTTGGAATAACTCTTTCGAGTTCCAAACCCGCAACCTGAGATTCAACAACTGCCATTGGTTTTTTCCTTATTAATCTTGCATCAAGAAATCAAGAGTTCTCATACCCCTAGGAATATCCTTCGCATCTTTAATCTTGCCACCCTTATTAGGTTCGCTGGAACGTGGCCGTCCGATTGGTAATGGACTCTTATTAGGAGTCGTATCTTCTTCTTCATTAACACGCTTACCTAATCCCTTGAGAGCGTCAATTCTGGCCTTTTTAATGACTGTAGGCAACAGTGTTTTAGCACGGGATAAGTAAGCTGATTTAATACGTTCAACAGAAGTTCTACTAAAGTTATCCTGAAACGCGGCTTCCCACAATTTATCTTTCAATGCTGTGAATCTAGAGTCGCGAGACAAAACAGATTCAAGCATTTCCAATGCCTCACGTGAAGCATTCTTACGAACATAATCAGTCATATTCTTCTTGGGGTCAATATTTGCATCAATGGTATTGCTCAAAGTATTATTAATTCTAGTATTCAAATCGCCTCTGGCAGATTCAAACTGCTGTCTAGTAAATGCCTGTTCTCTCTGTTCAAGTTCCTTATTCTTACCATCTGATTCAGGTTCATCCTTAGCAAGATTAGTAGGAGGTTTAAAATCACTACTTCCAAATACAAACTGATTAAGTAGTTGTGCCGCAGATTGGAGAGCTTCATTACCACTAGCTCTTGCTTCTTTTACCATCGCTACAATCGTATGCTTTGTTACGTTTCCAAGAACATGAAAATATGCCTGTTCATCTACCCTTGCGAGCGTAGGTAGATAGTTATCAACTAACTTTGCAAATCCTTTAGGACTATCAGCTTTAACAGCCTTCAAAATAGTCTCGGTATTTCCCTTCATTACATCTACTTCAAATCTATCAAGAACATTCTTTGCTTCAACGGCTGCTCTTGCATCATCAATAGTAGGTAAAAGTTCTGTAAATTGCTGCTCTCTATAATAAGCCTTTTCAAGATACGGAAAATCTTTAAAAAGTTGAGGATACTTTGCAAGAATTTCTCTACGACGAACAGGAGTTACAAGTTCCAACTGTTCATCTGTTGGAGGATTTAACTCCTGTTCAAGTTCCGTCAAATCATCTATTTCTTCAGTTTCTCCGCCTTCTCCCTCATCTTCACCTTTATCTTCTTTATCTTCCTTAACATCAGGAATCTTAGTAGATTTAGGTTTGGGTTCTTCTAAGTCAATGATATCTTTATCATCATCTTGACCAAGAAAATCAATTACTTCCTCGTGACCCATTTCTCCAGACGGAGTTTCTACGCTTGCATTACTGACTGGGATTGACATTTTGTTCTCCTGTTATGGGTGCTTCGGGATTCATATCTAATTGATTGGGCTTTTCTGGATTAGGCGCACCATCCTGTCCAGGTGCCATTTGAGGAGGATTCATAATGGTATAATGTGCTTTACCATGTAACAACACATTACGATAACCCGGTTCATTATCTGTTTTTGCTTGTCTCCCTGCTTCACTAACTACCCACTTACGAACAATTTCAAATTCAAGTGGATGATTATCATACATAGGGTCTATGTCTACCGATGGAAGTTCTGGATTCAACTCATCCATCGTATTAGGCATAGGTTCAGAATTCAACAATAGTTTAATTTCATCATACTGTTTATTTCTATCATCTTCACCCGGAACAAAGAAATCTGTAATTCCAATAGCTTCACGAATAATAGGTAGATTTTCTGGAGACCCAAGAATAGCCAAAACTTCAGGATTACCACCAGTCAAAAGTTGCATAACCAAGTCTTTTTTCTGCGACCAAGTTAGAGGCATATTCTCGGCTGTCTCAAGTTCAATATTTCCAATCTTTCCCTCTAGTTCCGACTTACGAATGAAAACATTAATGAAGTTTCCATCCTTATCGCGTTCAACATTCCTCTCATCTTCCTTAACTTCTTGAATATATGCAGGAATGGCTTTACCAAAAATCTGTTTCCAGAATACTGTAAAAATCTTCCAGACGTTTTGCAAACGCTGTAATGCTTGAGAACGAGACATTGAATACTGTGATGCAGTTTCACTACCCTCTAATTGTCCACCAAACAATGAAGGTAATGCACCTGATACTAGTTGAGCCAAATTCTGAATGTTCTGGGCAAACGGCATAACTTCAGGCGATAAGTTAGCAGTCTTAACTTCATGGAAAGCATCACCAATAGATTTTCCCGATTTAGGAACTGCTTCATAAATGCCACCCGGAACAGATTCCATCTGACGGTAAGCATTAAAATTTAATACCGCAGGGTCAGCGAATGTCTGTCCAATTCCATGCTCAATAGTCTGGAGAGTTAGAGAGATAATATCATTCGTAATCTCTTGTATACTAACAAGTAACAACCCAAGAGGGTCATGATGCAAATAGTCGGAAAGAGGATTATAAGTAAGAGTCCAAGAATCATCCAATCTTTCATTCGTTGCATCACCAAACTCATCATTGACTAGAGTTACTTTTGCTCCATTAGGATATAGTTCTTTAAGTTTCTTTACATCATCTTCATTCTGAAGAACATTAAATGCTGCGGGTCGAAGCCACGCGCTACGAATAGTTACATTATTTACAGGATATGCACCCTGATACTGTGGACTCAATCTTCCCCATTGTTCATAAGGGTCTTTGGGTCCAGTAGAAGTTGCAATCTTTCTTGCACCTTCATCACCACTAAGTTTACCATGCAAATGTTCATACTTTTCAATTGCATTAGCATAGTGAGTTTCATAACTAAGAATAAGATAAGGACAATCTGTCTGTTTCCTTGCGTAAATAGGAATCTTTACATAAAGTCCACCAAAACAATCCATTAGGATACGAGTTTTAGGCTTATGTGTAACTCCAACAAGTCTAGTAACTAGGAAAGATTCCTGCTTAACTTCCGGTTGAATTGTAGCTCCACAAGCAGGACACATCTCTATATCATATTCATCAGCACTTCGTTTAAGAACAGAAGTAAATTCATCTTCCTGTTGTTGTTCTTGCTTTTCTTCGCGAAGTTCACCTAACTCATGATTAATTTCTCTGTCTTCAAGTGTATAACCACACTGAGGACAATTAACTAATTCATGTTCCTCATTAACTTCTTCTTTTTCTTCTTCGGCATACATTCCGAAGTGTTCATTAGATTCAGGATAATTATAACAAGCAACCATTCCCTCGGTGCAGTAAATGAATAGCGCGTGGACCCAGAGTAATGTAACATCATTATGTCTATAGATTAACTGTGCAATCTTATCTCCAGCTCTAGCCGTAGCCAAATCTAATGTGTTATCTGCATCATCGGGATAACATTTTATTGGCGGAACCACAACTGATAGAGCAGCAATAATAGACTCAAGGTAAGCCCTAAATACATTAATAGGTTTATCATAGTAAGACTGTTGAGTGTCATCCGTCTGAACCTCGTCCCAAATGCGCCAATCATGCGCGACTTCACTATACCATGCTTTCTGGAAACCTTCCCAGAATAGCTTTAGTCTACGCCAAGTGCGGATTTGGCGTTCCCTAATCTGTCTATCTTCTCTATCGAAGTGACTAACTACTTCTTTAAGAAGGCGTTGCACTTCTTCTGGAGTTTCTTTATTAGCCATTACTTAACTCTTTAGAAACGTCCATTTCCAAACCGCTGTGGTGGAGGATTATCACCGAATGCTTTACGTAATCCACCCATCTGTGGACCCATATCTTGACCTATACCAGGAATCTGTGCAACAGCAGGGTCAATATAATTAGTAGGTGCCACATCAATAGGCATATTAGGTTGTGGTGGCATCATAGGTTCCATACCTCC